TCCCCTATTGTAAAAAAACCATCATTTCCACTTGTCAAATCTGCTTTGAACCACATACTTAAAGACAAATCGCCTGTGTAATTATCTCCAAGACTATCCCCTATGCCTGTCCCACAATCAACAAAATCATCCACTCCATCAAAGTCAAGAGAATAAGTATTTTCCCAGGGTGTCGGAGGGGTGACACCATCAAAGCCGATTCTGTTTTGTCTTACTCCTATTCCTATCATCTTTTAAGTAAAATAACACCTTACACGTCCACCACTTAACTGAACAGCGACGAACCTTTGCTTGTTGTTTATCCCTGTAATATATTCTCCTTTAGGGTGTCCTGTACTGAATCCTGGTGCTGTTCCTGTTCCTGCAATCTGATCTGAAACGCTCCACGCTAGAGTATCATCGTCCCTAGTCTCCATATTAACTGTAGAAAATCCTGTTGAATCTTCTAAGACGACAATCTGCCCTACTGGGGTGCTAGAAAAGTCATGTAAAGCAGTATCGGTGATGTCTATACTTCCCTGACCACCTTCGGTTATTAATGTGTTGCTCATTGTTTTAAGATTATACAATTATAACTCGTTCCACTTATTGTAAATGAAACTTTAACTGTCCGTGCTGCGTCTGAGTATATCTCTACTTCTACAGCTCCACTGAACTCTGTCCACATTTGGGTAATGGTAAAATTACCAGCTCCGTCGGTTGTGATAGTTAATTCAGTAGTAATATCAAACTTATCTATAAGATTGAGATAGTAAGTTGTAGCAGGGTTAATCCCTAAATTGATATTTAAAACATCAGTACAATTACCATCTGCAATCTCATAGCAAGTATCACAAGTCGGTGTCGTGTTAGTACAGAATCCCAAAGCTTAAAGCTTAGTTGATTCCAATACATACATCAAAGACGCCTGTAGGCTTGTCTGATGGACACGGAATATCTTCTTGTGTGAATTTTACGATAGCATTCCAAATGACTGACTGCTTCTTGTCATCAGGAATCGGTGCTTTTGGAATTATTGTCGCTACGTTTTCAGACAAATGAACTTGCGTCTCAGTACGATAGCCAAACTTCCACTCTTTGCTCCTTTTTATGTCATTCCAAAAGTCACAATTTGCTTTATAATTTGGTTCAAATACGTTAGCCGTAAACTCATATCCGTCTAATTCTTCCACTGTATCACCGAAACCTGGCTGAAGGTTCTCAGACAATTCCAGTGTTCCCCTTGCGTAAGGAAAAACATAGATGTCTTTGGCATTCAGTCCTGTTGTCCATTCGCCTGTCGCTGTAATGTCGGTGAAAGTAAAGTCGCTCTTTACAAAAAAGAAACTTCTAATATCTCCGAGTTCTTTGGTTGGGCAATCTGAACAGACTGGGTCGGCTTGTGATGTCGTACACCCTGGATAATAAACACTCATTGTTTTTAATTTAAAATTAGCAAATATCTATACAATCAACCTTAGCCCTTGTCTCTATCGTATACGTTAAAGTGAAGAAGATTGTTTCTGGTTTTAGCTTCACCGTTTCGGTGTTGTATTCGCCGTTCCACGCATCTACTTTTGAGAGGTTAAAGTCTCCTGGTATTATATTCGCATTGTCTAACGAATTTGTAGTTAAGAATGCTGAGCCAAGCTCTAAAGGCATCCCTAATAAAATTCCACTTATAATTTCTTCTTTGGTCATTTTTAATCTTTTACGATCTCCGATAACAACCATTATCATCTGGGCTGTCTCTTGACGGTAAACAAGATCACCGAAGTTGCCCTCTACCTCTTGCACGTTGCTTCCTGTATGTCGGTGATAAACCTCAAAAGGATATATGTCGTTAATTACTAAGATCGTTTCGTTGCCGTTATTGTCTATAATAGCAGGAACAGTTTCTTCTTTTCTTCCCACAAGTTCAGCAATGCCTGAGAACCTTCCTTTTTGGAACTTCTTAGAGTCAAACTGACCACCTTTTAAGTCGGTGTTAATCTGTGCGACGATCTCTGCTTCCTTCATATCTTATCTTGTAATCTCCTATTTTTGCAATCTCAAAACCTTTAAACAAATATAATAATTCTGGATTTGTATTTGATAAATCTTTTAATATAAAAAACCATTCTGTTATTTCTATCTTAATCGCTTTTTAATTTCTTTGCTTAAAGTTTTTTCTATTGCCCTTTTGTCATCTTTTGTAATTCCCCAAACTCTGCCAAATGAACCTTTGCCATCATTATCTAAATACTTATATAAATCACCACCATAAGAAGTCATAAAGCCTACACCCCACCCACCTGGAATCGGTTGTGCTTGAAAACCTTTGCTTAGTTGTCCAGTCATTGATAAATCTACATAAGACGTTTGTCGTCCTTTTGACGATCTAACTTTTGCGTATGCTTTAGAATATGCTCCTTGCTTTGGTGTTTTTCTAGATCGTTTATAAGTGATTTTTGATTCACTTACGTCTTTGCCCTCATTATGTATTCTCCTATTATTAGAAGTAGCCAAAGAGATAGCAATCTCTCTTAAAACAGGGCTTGTTTCTTTTATACTTTCTAGCTTTAAAACCAGATTGTCCATTACATCGTCTAAATTGCTCTGATATTTCATATCATTTCTAAAACCCTGACCTCTGAGTTACATTCTATACAATAGTCAGAGTTGTGTACGTTAATAGCATCTATAGCCATGAAAAGTTCACCTTCGTATTGAATATCATCCATCATTCCACCTCTATACTCAATTTCAAACATCTTCATTAATTCCTGAGCCATGTTATTGTCAAAAGCCGTGAACTCGTTTAGACGTGAAGTAAAGCGTCTTTCTCTTGAAAGCTCAATCCCTAAGAGTAACCAAAGTGAACGTAAAAAAGGTTCTTTGTTTTGACATACAAAAGAATCAAAAGAACAAACAACACTCCACTTAACTGAAAGACCAAAAGAGTTGTCTCCTGTCGTTAGGTCGCTTTCGGTTATTAGAGTTGAAATATTAGATGTTGCGCCTCTTAACTCTGCGTTGGCATTACCACCACCACAAGAGAACGAACACACCCCCTGAGAGCGATTTACAGCGTTCTTTAGCTTAGTTAAGTCTTGTAGTACAGAATCTAGATTGGTAGCGTCATAACAGATATATAGTTCTCTAGAAGTAAATGTTTCGTTAATCTGTATTGTTGTCCATCCTGTAGCTGCTGGAGCTACCACCGACTGAGTATAAAGTTCTGTCCCTGTACGTAGATCAAAAATCTTTATTGTCGTAGCGTCTAAAGAAGTAAAGTAGAGACTAATATCAGGAATGTAAAAAGTCTGGAGATTGGAATAAGCGAAGTTTTCATCGCTTCTGTTTAAGGTCAAAGCAACACCTCTATATTGTGCTGCTCCTGCTGTTGTGCTAGTAGTGTCTATTATACGAGCCATATTAATAGACTCGGTGATGTTTTTTAACTTATAACGTTTTTTAAACTCAGCATTTACGTCGGTCTTTAATCTTCTAACTGCACGTTCTTGAACGTCATCCCATACACCATTGAAGTCTACTTGCTGTTCGTCAGCTAGTGAATCAATCATTTCCAATTCTATGCCTGGAAGTTGATTAATAAACACTCCTGAATCTGGCGTAGTAACGGCGCACCCTTGTACGCCTATATAGTCTTTAAGACAGTCTAAACTCATAACAAAAGATTTAAGGAATATAGGGGTGGGAAGTTCCCACCCCTTAATTCCAAACAGTTATACGTTTGTGAACGAATATCTGTATGAACCTCTGTTACCGTTTAATCGGTCAGTTGCTCTATATGCTTGGTCTACCGTGAATAAACCAAAGTCCTTAGAGATAATCAAAGCCCATCCCTTATCCACTGTAACGCTTGTGCCGTAATAAGCATCTGTTAGCGTCGTCGGACAGTCATGGTACTTTAATTGAGCGTCAAACTCAACCATCTTCACCCTGTCTGATACCTGCATAGGCAACATAAAAGTAAAGAAGTAAGATGTTAGCTTGTCTCCAGCCTTAAAGCCTTTGTAACGCATGTATTCCACGAGTTGAACCACTTCAGGCTCATAAACAATCGCTTCGTTAGCACCAAGTGCTGTAGCTGAAAAAGGGTCTTGAAAAAACTGAAAGTTGTTAGCCAAAATTGGCGTCTCAATTCCTGCCTGATCAATTCCTTTAGCTGCTTGTTGAAGCATAAAGTTATGCACCAAACCACTTCCCACCATCATTGGTCGTCCTCTAGATTCGTTTAACTGATAGTCTGTTAATACCTGAGTAAGTCCTTGACTTAATGGGTTGTTAGTCGTGTCTAGTGACAAGTTAATTGCTGAAGCTGCGTTGTTTCCAGTCCTTACATTGACACCGATATTAGCTGCCATTAATGTATACAAGTCCTGATTTACACCACTAAGTAAAGCATCTGCACTATCTTTAATCATCAGCAAAAATTCGTGCATGATGGGTGTAGATGGTGTTCCTAAAGAGGAATTTTTAGATGCTTCGTAAGGATACCTTGCAATAGTTTCGTCATCTATATACAAAGCTATTTGTCGGAATCCAGTTAAAGGAACAGTTCGCTCATAATAAGCTGGTACGTTCACATTATCGCATGAATGAGCAGTATCTGTATGAGATACGTTCCATCTTTGTCGTGCTTTAATGATTACGTTCCTTCTGTGTCCTTCGTCAGTAGCGTCGTTTAAACGAACTACATCAGCATTTCTATTTGTTTTTAGGAGATTCAATGCTCCCTGCCAGTTTAATTTATAATCTGGCGTGTTTTCTGCCGTCACTTTAGCAATATGCCTTGTAAGTGAATCGGCAAAGCCTAATCCTTGTGCCATTTTTAGTTAGTTATTTAGAGTTCTCCTAACTTATTCAAATCAGCATTAAGTTGATTCGCTTGGTTTACAGCTTCCATTAGACCAGGGTCAGTCGTTGTATTAACTACAGTCGGCGTCGTCTGGGTTGGTTCTGAAACCTTTAGGAGTTTATGACCAGCCAATAGATTGTTCGCAAATTCTTGTGGAGTAATTGGTTTGTTTTCCACATAAAACTCGCTTCCTTCTTTTGTCTGCAGGGACAGATGTCCGTTAGTGTTTACCAGACTTAGTTCTTTGTTTTTAAGTTCGCTGTTTAAAAGTCCCATTGCAGTCTGTAAGTTGGCTTCTGGACTGATGTCCATTGCCCATTTAGCATTAGAGAATAAACTCTCTGCACGTAGGTTTAACATTCTACTAGCGTGTTCTTTAAGCTTGTCTTCGTAGGTCTTAACAACATCGTCATGATCTTGTTTTCCTATAGTAGTATCTTTAAGATTGGCTAGTTCTTTGTTTAAGTTAGCGATCTCATCTTGCAAATCTCCACCCTTAGTCTCTTTGTTTAAAAGAGATTGTTTGTGCGCTTCTAAAACTGCTTTTTTTACTGAGTCCATCCTGTTATAAGTACCTTTGACCTCATTTAGGTTATGAATAAAACCGTCATCAAGACCAAAGTCCTTTGCCATATCCTTCAGTTTACCATCAACAGCGTCAAGGCTTTCGGCTTTCAGCTTATTAATAATATCGGGATTAGCTAGAGCAGATTCTTTTGTAAAAAGATTTGTTTTAATTTGATTTGCCACTTCATCTGGTATTTCTTGCGTGATTTCTTGAATCACCTTAGACTGTTCTTCTGATATTTCAGTTCCAGTCTGCTTTGCTAACGAGCTAATTAAGTCTCCTGTTTTCATATAGTCTTTTTGGGTCGTCCTCTTGTTTCAACAATGGGCTTAAAGTGTTCTATCCTTGCAATTTCTTCTGTGAATAAACGCACTATATTATTTTTATTTAACTCAGGATGTATGCTCTGAGTACCATTTTTAAAATGTATTCTGATTTGTCCTTGTTGTAACATTGGAAGAGTTTAGTTTATACAAAAGTACGTAAAAATATTAATTAAGATACAATTATTTTATTTTTTTGACTTAAACCGATAATGATAAAGAACTTTAAAGGTCTTTTCTTCTTCTTTTAAAAGCCCTGAGTCTCTTATCTGCAAAGCCCAGTTCGTGTCCTCACCGAAGTTTGACTCTGGAAATTTAAACTGCTGAGCTATCTCTGTCTTTATAGGGTTTAAATGATTAGGAGGACGATAGTAAACTCCTTTATGATTTGAATAAACACCGAAATTAATAGAATGCTCAAACCTTACTTTATTAAAACCGTTCGTGTTCATAACTCCTATTAATTGAACGCAATCAGGGTTAAACTCCAGGGCTTCCATGATCTTAGAAATATACTCAGAATCCACCCAGTCGTCATCATCTATAAAACAAACATATTCGCCTGTAGCTTTTTGAAGAAGTTTGTTTCTTTTTGCGCCGATAGTCTGCTCTCCATTATCACAATCAGATAAAATTTCCACCTTAAAACCTTTAGATTGTTTCTTTAGTTCAGCTAACAAGACGTTAAACAAAGTCTTTCTATTTTCTAAAGTACATATTAAGATGCTTAATTTCATATCGCTTCTGTTACTTCAGAATCAAAAACATAGGTGTGAATTATCTTATCTATTTTATACTGGGTTTTAATATCTTTTAAGACCAGTTCGCACCATTGCCAATCTTCTCCATAATTTGAGTCATTAAAACGATACTTCCTAGCTATCTCACCCTTAAAAGCGCATACGTGAAACGGCTTTCGTTGTACTATCCTGTCCTTTTTAAATTCGGTGTTTTCGTTCTTAAGATCAAAATCCACTGTACACTCGTCTCCGTTTATGATACTTTTCTGTTTAAAACAAACAACGTCAGGGTTGTGTTTAATCCCCTCTAGTAAAGACTCTACGTAATCGTCCGAAACATCGTCATCGTCATCACAAAAACAAACGTAATCACCTTTTGACATCTGAACTAAAGCGTCCCTTTTGTGTCCTATTGAACGCTGTTTGTTATCAAAAAGCCCAAGAACCTCAACCACCATATCACTCTTAGAAGCCTGGTCGTTTATTCTCTCAAACAACCTTTCAAACCTTTTAAACCTTGAAGGGATTGAAGGTATTAAGATGGAAAGTTTAATCTCTTGGAACATCTTTTGCAAAATATGTTAATAACGTAAGTGCTTTGATTTACTTTATGTTTTTTTATGTAATACTTAACAGGAATATGACCTTTAAAATAACAAACTAAATTCATTTTATCATTAATATATTTTCGGCATTAGAATAAATCTCATTCCAGCCTGTTATTTGTTTCACTTCTTCACGATGTTGATAAGAACATTCCAAACAGATCATTTTTACCCTATCTAAGTCTAGCTGTTTTAGAATGTCAATCCCTAGTCGGTCGTTCTCTACATCTATACTAACAAAATCAAAATCTTTGTAAAAACTTCTATCTATTAAGTCCTCTAAAGTAAAACACTGAACAGTGATCTTGGAAAAGATTGAACCATAATTTGTTTCCCAAAGTTTAACATGGTCTTTGTCTGTACTACTAAGAGCGTCACCGTTAGAATCAAAGAACTCAATCACTCCAGTTCCGTTACCGACTGCACAATTATAAACCTCTACGTCAGTCCCTTTGTAAAAATCTCTAAGGGTCGGATAACAGTTAGGTGATGGCTCTACACAAACACCACTCCAGCCTCTGTCAAATAAAGCCCTAGTATTTGAAAACGTCTCAGGGTGATAAGCACCTATGTCTAGAAACGTCCCCTCGTTTCCGAAGTGTTCTAAGATGTGTTTTTCTTCTTCTCGTTGGCTGTACATTATATTATTCCTTCAGCATACATCACTGAACTTTCAGGAGGTTCATTATAACTTTCTCCCACGTAAGCAAGTAACGGTTCTGATGATTCCAACTTCATTTGATTAGCTATTATTGAGAGTGAAGTCATATCGTGACGATGTCCTTCGCATCTAATATCTTGCGATTCTGTTTTGTTAGTGTTTGTCCATTCGCCTTTAAACATTCCGTTTAACATTGACTCAGCCCAAAGGTCGTAGAGATCACGAGCAATTATATTATTAAAATCTAAAGCGATAAAACCTCCGTGAAACATTGGCATCGTCATGGCTTCGTCTCTGGTGATGTTAAAATAATTTAAAGTTTTATCGTTTGCCCATGTTCCAGTATAGTGTCCTGCGTGTTGTATCATATATCCCTTGTCTAGGCTATCCCAGAGCGCATCTAAGGGCTTTGCTGCGTAAATAGAAGCATCTACCCAAAGAATACGTTTAAAGCCTTGACGTAGGGCTTCTTCAAAAGCATAAATTTTAAAAGCATAAGGATTGTCTTTATGTAAAGGGCTACCTACCTGACTCTCTGATGTCCATGTAAGAACTTCACAACCATTTAAAGAGCCTATAAGTCTCTGTTGCCCTTTTATAAAGCGTCCTGTAGAAAGATTAATTATACAGTTAGTTTTCATGGTGTCTTACGTGGGTACAATTAACAACATTTCTTCTTGCAAATGTATAAAGGTCAGTCATTTTCTTAGAATATTCCCTGAATTCAGAAATGTCAAAATCAATGTTTACTTCTCTTTTAACCTCCCCTTCGTTTAACCACCATTGATCGGTCGCCTGGGCTGTCTTTAAACTCCTGAATTGGTCTAAGTGGTTTCTGGATAACATGACTTTTTCGTAAAGTGAAGTGAGAATCTCTTTTAAAACATATCCTGGTATTAACTCCATTTGAATCTTAATACATTCAACAAATTCAAAAAGGTAATCTATATATTCTAAAGGATTCTCTAGTCTGTTTCTATAATAGTCTGTCTCAATGATTTCTATAAATTCAGACCTTGAATCTTCTGAGTTGAACGGCTCATATCCAATCATGCAATCTTCAAACTTATAAAATAAAGCTGATGACCCTGTTCTTTGAGTTGATAAGATTATAAGTTTAGACATAATTTAATTCTTTTCTTCTTTCAAAAGTTTGTTTGTCTATATTAAAAAGTGCTTCGTTGCGATCATAAAGAGCATCCCTTTTTGTCTCTGTCGTATTGGCGAAGTGTTCATGTTTAAATAAAACCCTGTCAAAGTATTTCATTTTCCCTAAACTACGAGCGACCTCAGTAAATTCATTGTCACAAAATAAACTGTGATACTCTGGATTGTAAATATAATTAAAACGTTCGTAATACTTGCGCCCTAAGATACATAGCGTACAAATCCTGTCCTGATAGCCGTCATGATACCACAGACAACCATCAGTGTCAGGAAAGTTTTTAATCATATCTCTTTTTATAACCTTGTCCCAATTCTCGTATTGAGGTATCATATCATCAGAGATAAGAACTACAATATCCCAGTCTTTGATCTTTTCAAGTCCTCTGTTACAAGCGTGAATCTTAGAATGAGAAATTCCCCTATCCACTAAGACCCCCTCTTGTTCAAAGTTTGTCATTGTTGGGTCGTCATTGTCAATCGTTATAAGGTATTCTACGCCTTCAGCTTTTTGAAGTAAACTTAAAACCTTTAAGAATTGCAAAGGTCTTGAACGTGTTGGAAATTTAACTAATATCTTCATATTTTAATCTTAATTTTTTAGGAACCCATGCTTCTCCAATAGGCGAAAGTAAATGATTACAATTATAACCACCTCTTAATATTTGTAAGTTAGTAGCCTTTGTATCTGGTTTTAGTCCCTTCATGTTTAAGGGTTTTGGTATAAAGTTTCCTGCTGCCACCTTTCCAAACTCTGACTTGTGTACGTATTGTTTCTTGACTAACTTAACACAAAAGCTTCGTGATGTCTTAACTAAAGCACCAGTGTAAACGAACCACTGAAAGTCTAGATCGTCACTTACATATTGATTGTATTGAGCAGCGTAGGTATTAATTGAATCCCTTACTATGTGCGAAGCGTAACTCTTTAATGCTCCGACGTGTTCTGGCGTTGTTACTAGAAAGTTTCTCATATCGGTAACCATATTACCAAACTTCCTGCCCTGACTGATATTGGTCTGAATAATCTCTGCTGCTTTGTCCACTACATTCGCCTGAATCCCTGCTTCTGTTAAAGCTACCTTAGTGCTTTCCATAGTGGACTTTTTTAATACCTCTATGAACTTTGGAGTGGTAAAGTTTTTCTCCATCGTCTGGAAATATCCTGTCTGTAAGTCAGTACTAATATCAAAAGCGTTAGTGAAATAATCTACATCTTTAAAGTATTTAGCACTGTAGACAATATCTTCTATTTCACGTTTTATACGATTAATCTTTCTTAAATTCTTAACAGAAGCCTTGACGCTACCTCTTGAAAGTTCCAAATCTCTAAGCAAGACCTGAACCCTGTCAAATATCTTATCTTGAACACCAGGCAAATCTTTAGAAAAGTCCTCAACAGACTTATCCAAGAAATTCGTCAATTTTTGTAACTGGCTGAGTGGGTCTGGCATCTGTTATTTCTTTTATTTTCGCATCCGTCATGTTTTCTATTACCTTAAGCTGCTCGTTAAAGTCCTTCTTCAAGAAAGTGTCGTCATCTTCAATAGCCTTCTGAACAAAGTAATTAGAATAAATCGCTAAGACAGCATCTTTTTTAGGAATGTCTCTGTTTAGTTCCATATCCACGATCTGCTCTGGCGTTGCTGTAGGAAACGGATTGACGTCTATACTTGCAATTAACTGATCTCTGGTCTCTGGAATATCTCTGAACTTTTTATTTATAAAGTCCACCTGAAGTTCTTTTATGATAGTGGGGTCTACAGATGCGTCTTTTGCTAGTTTAATCTGCTCTATTAAATGGTTCTCCGTTAATAGGTCGTAATGTTCAGGAACTTGAATCAAAGGAAGCAGTTTTTTAGTATCACTTACTAGAAGGTTATATCTATACTCTGCTATACAAGTATAAATAGGCTCCATGACGTTCTTAACTATATGAAAAGCTATTGAATATATAAAGTTATTTAGTTCTTCTTTGTCTATCTCTTTGGCTACCCCTGACTGATTCAGTGGTGTCTGTGCAAGGAATTCCATATTCAAAGAACTTAAAGCCTTGTATAAATGATTCTCAATTCTTTCTTCTTGAATCTTAACAATGTCTGTACTTTTAGTAATGTACTGAGCCGGTGGAAATGGTATCTGTTGTTTATCGGCGTCTCTTATCCTTACCACTATCTGGTCATAAGGGTCTTGTTTTAACGCTCCTTTACCTTTACAATCTCCACAAGCTACGGGCTTACCATCTTTTATGACCTTTCCTGTTCCACTACATAGCTGACAGTTATCACCCTGGACGACTGCTAGAGTAGAATGTATATGTAACAACACCTCAGCCTGTAGGTCTGAATACTCTCTGGTTGCTTCGTCTAATCTAGGCAACATCGGATTAATAAAAGAGTTATAAATAGGAATATTATTAATGATGTTACTAATCACACCACCGTTTGAAATTACTGGTAGTTTATTATGATACTTTGCTATTTCGGTAATTTCGTACTTATCTTCTTTTTGAATAACTTCCCAGATACCTTCAATAGAAACAATCCTGTAGATAGGTGTCAGCCTCACTCCTTGCTTTGTTGAAACCTCTGCTACGTCGTTACTCTTATAAGCGATGACTTTTTTAGGGTCAAAGTATAATATATCTTTAGAAGAAACGTAATGTGCAAAAGGCTTAAGAAATTCGTTTGACTCTACGTTAAAACTAAGTGGAAGTACGACAATCATTCCGTTAGGGTCAGCTAATATCTTTTTAAGTCCGTAAGTATATAACCAGTTTGAAACACTTCCGAAATTAGGATAGTTGTATTCGCAGTAATCTTCTAGGTTTTCATTCTCTTGTTTAATAGTCTCTGAATGTGAGTAGTCTATTTTCCAGTCCTCCGAGCGAAGTATCTTATTAAGACTAGAAATAACTTTAAAACATGGCTCTTTTGTTATTGACGCATAAATAACCCTACGGTGTTTTTGCACTACTGCTGTTTCGCCTGGTCGTCGTTGGTCAATTAGGATATTAAAGTAAGGATTTTCCTCAGAGATACCTAAGTGCTGCAAGAACCTATCGTGATGCGTGTCTGACGAACTGGGTTTATATCCGTCTATGTGAAAAGATAAATGATTCTCAATATCTACTGATTCGTAGTAACCAGCGTGTCGTTGGTTTCCTTGAATGTATTTTTTTACTATGTCGTTAGGGTTCATAAGTTATTTCTTTCAGGCATGTAAGCTCGTTTATCTATCCACAAATAGGGGTGCATCACGTTAAATTGTTTTCCGTAAAATTTAACAAAATTGTCGTAAGTTTTTTTCATTAAAGGATGTGCCATGTGTCCACCCATTGAATAAGCGTAGTAAGGCGACAAATCACCCCCTGTAAGACGTTTAGGAGGTAGCTGAGCAGCTTCCCAGTAGAATGGCATATAGTTGTCTATATGTGGGTAGATGTCGTTCTTAATCATTGAAATTGTGAAAGGTAATTCGTCAGGCATACCACCATTAAAGATTCTATGTTCTAAAGGTTTATCGTAAATCTTAAAAGCGTCAGAGAATAGTTTACTTATTCTTTTATCTTTTTTATCTTTTTTAAAGTATATCATTTCAGAGCTAAGATTGTAAAATTTGCCCTTCTTAAAGTTGAACTTCTTTTTAATGTAGTTAGGTGAAGCCCATACTCCAAACTCATCTGTGATACGTTCTTCCTCTAAGTCCATAAAAGAACGATTTGCCATAGTGAAGTTTACACTATCTAACTCATTAAATAAATCATTAATAGATTTCTGGTTAATCCAGATAGTGTCTGCGTCTAGGCAGATGGTTGTTTCGTAAGGCGATAACTTGTAAAGGGCTGTCTTGACCTTCATATATTCAGTACGTCCGTTTGTTAGGTAGTATTTCTCTGGTATCTTTATAAACTTCTCAAATAAAGAAGTGTCTTTTATCTGGCTTATCCCATCCCCAGCGTATAGAAGTGAAATATTTATCTCTGGGCTTTGGTATTTCAATGACATCGCTAGGTTGTAAGCCCACCGACCCCAGTAAGCATGACCTAAAGTTAATATTACTACACCCCTCATGATCTGTTTATTTGATTTGATTGTGTTGTTTGCTCTAGTTCAATCCTAGCCGTCATCATATCTTTAAATAAAACCCTTGATTCGCTAGGTGCTGATGGTTCGTAATCATCGTCTAAGATGTAACTTACAGCTCCGATTGTTCTAGTATCTTGCATCCACATAGCAGCCAAAGCATCGTGAATGTAGTCAGGTGCAAAGTCAATGTCAAGGATTTTCTTCTTTCTAAGACTTGAATAGTCCATACTCTTGACCCCTGCTGATGTTTCACCGATCAACCTAGTAGATGGATATTTAGTTCCCCTGAATTTAGAGATCAGCCTTAGTTTTTGTTTAAATGCGCTTCCTGTCGTGGGTGTAGAGTAATCATAATCACCCCACGTTTCGCTGTTAGACCATTCAAATAATAAAGAACAATCGTGTGAATCTTGTAAGTCATAACATTCGCTCTGTCCATCTATGTTATTAGTGTGAATTATTGAAATAGTGTCTATCTCAATCGTTTGCAGGGCTGCTCCATTAAAGTAGAAAGCTAATCTCGTATGGGTTGCACATACTAAAGTCTCGGTAAATGTTCCATTAGCTGAGCGTGTCGTTCCCTGAGTGCTTCCTGCAAAGACTGTCACAGATGCTCCAGAAATGTTCTGAACAGTATAAGTAATGTCGTAACTTTCACCCACTACTAGAGCGTCAATAGAAGCACCACAATCAAATCCTGAAGGCGCAAGGCATGAAGCACCAGAATAAGCGTATGTCATATCACCCCCTGAGATTGTTACGTCAGAGCCAAGTGTCCAGGGCAACAAAGGGTCAGTGTCAAAATTATCTTCAAAGACTTTAGTAGCGTCTAAAACCCTGATAACCCTGCAGCCGTTTGTAACACTAAGATCATCCCAGTTGAATTGTACGCTTATAACATTACCAGTAACACGCAAGAAACTAACAGGGACAGTGTCTAAGACTGCCGATGTCTCATGATCTAATATTTGAATCGTATAGTCATCTATGTAAGTAATCTGAGTGACGCTTATATCATCCACGCATCCATCAAAGTCATTAAATCCTAATATTAAGAGGTTCGTTGCTCCTGCTGTTCCGTTGTAAAAATAGCTTGTAAATGTTCCATTTGAATCTTTATTCATTGCCAATGTCCCCTGAGAAACACCCCCTGTGCTGCTGTAAATTAATAATCGTCCTGTTGTTCGTTCCGTGATTGTTATTGTTATTTTATAATAGCCTTGATATGCTAGTATGCCAGTCTGAATCAGTCCATTCTGATTAGCATAACAACAAGCCTTGTTTTCAGTATTTGGCTGACTCCATCCAAAGGTGTTGTCCCATCCATTCCAACGATTAGAATCAGAGAAATCCCCATTAGTGACAAGCTCTAAACTCTCCGAAGCTATAAACTGAAACTCTATATCATCTGTCTGCTCTGTCGGTTGGCAAAAGATAGCGTTTGAAGTACATGGTACAGGCTTCGGATAGCTGTTAATCTTAACAGCACCAAAGTCTAGAAATCTAGTTGGTACACCTACAAAACTCATAATTAAATTTCTACTGCTAGGTATTCAACGTCTACGGCTGCCGTATCTGCTTGGACATAAACAGTGTCAAAGTCTACAAAAGCAGAAAACGCTGCTTCCGTTGTATTGACTTCTAGCTTTTTATTCCAAAGAATCATAAATTGTCCAGCCTCTAGTTTAAAGTCTACAGTGTCCCCTGCGTTCTGTGAGAATCTTATCCTTACAAAGTTAGTATCGTCACGATTCATCACAAAGAATCCGTTAAAGTCTGAGAACGTGCCTGGTGCAAGTGCTGCTGCTGTTAATTGAACCAATCCTATTTCTGAGGTCGGTACAGGGACTATGTTTCTGTCTGCTCTCGTGCAAGAACTTAATGTCTTAGCGTAGGAAATGTCAAATGTTTTCCCTGCCAAAGTCAGCGTCACTCCTAGAGTTACTACTGCGTCTGCTGGTGTTACTGTTGTTGCCATTTAGTTTATCATTGTGAAACTAGTTTCTCCAGTTTCTACGTTATTTACCACTTCTTCAATCCAGACTGTTTTGTCTAGCGTGGTATCTGACAGCTCATTAATTATAAATGAACTCCTGGTGTTTTCTCTAATATTATCTGATCTTTGCAAAGATACGTTTTTTCTAAATTTAAAAAGTCTAGCCTTAAAGCTATTAGGGTCAAAGACCTTATAAGTTCCTGCGTCATCTTCAGCACCTAAACATTCAAAGAATGTTAGGTTAGTGTTTTTAATTATCGTTGCTATTATTGTTTTTACGTTTGTAGTTCCTGCGTGAACTCTAAAAACTACCAATACATTGACACGATCTCCAGTATCGCATGACATAGTGGTCTGAACCGATCTATTTAAAAACTTCATTTGATAAAGACTTGTAAAGCCTACACTAATCTCACCACTTTTGACTGATTCTTTCATTTGCGTAAAACTTGAATTCCATCGTCTTATCTCTATACTAAAGCTGATACTTGTAGCGAAAGAAGTGTTCCATATTTCAGTCAGTTGCAAAGAGGCGTAAACATTAGCCTGAAAAGAGAAATTACCAGTAAAAGGAACATCATAAAAAGTGTCTGGTAGATTAGGGTCATAGTTGTTACCAAGATCATAAATTTCACTGTCAAACTCTAAGGGATTTATGTATCTAACTACATCAGTCAATATATCGTCTGGCATTCCCACAAAGCCAGTAGCGTTTGTGTCTAAGACAGTGGCTTGTGAAATCTCAGCTTTCGCTGGTGTTGTTGCTGCTGTTAAGTATTTCGTAATTGAGTTAGGGATAGCGTTAAGATTTCTGTCTATTATTTTGTCATTAGTAAAACTTGCATTATAATAATAATTATTTGAGCAATAACTTGTGCTTTGAAATCTAGCTGCTTGTGTTGTACTTGCTTGGACAATAACAATATTATCGTCAAATTCGTCATCGCTTAGATTAGTAACTATATATTGAATCACATTTGAGTCGGTGACAAAATCTGTCTTTAAGTCTATTAACTTATCAACATTTCCCTTTCCTTTTAAAGCGTAATCTTCTTCCTGAAATGAAAAGAATCTAGTAGTCAAAGAACAATTTCCAGCGTCTGCTGTCGTATTATTTCCTACCTCTAAATGTGAGGCGATCTTCTGAGAATCTACGTTTAAAGAAAGGTCTGTCAAGTCCCTGAAGGTATCAGTTACATCAGATTGAAAAAAGAAAGCCCTTTCTTCTATACGCATAACGACCTCACCTGAGACAGTAACGAAATCAAAAGTCAGGTCATGTGTTCTTTGTAGGAAAGTCATCAGCTCACTAAAAGAAACATTCGGTGCGTCGCTGTTTGCTAGTCTTATGGCTTCACCTGTAGTAATGTATGGAAGATAACCATCAAAGTTATTGGTGTCGTCTAAGTAAGTAGATTGAATACCTTTAACAGTGTCGTCAGTCATAAAGCGAACCATAAAATCTAGTGCGTCCTTTAATAAATAAGCCCTTCTATTCGCTAGGGTTTGATATGTTCCGTTAGCGATAAAATAATCTAAGTTAAAGATTGTCAGTGATGTAACTTGCTCACCATTCTTTGTCATCCCTGCGTTTAAGAAACTCTTTATGTTTTTATTTGCTTGTATTGCACCCTGGAAACTTGCATCTTCTATAGTGGTCTGAACTGTTCGCTTTTCTAAATTAAAAAGAACATCAGTCAAGATAATGACTCCTTTGTATTTCTCTACGTATGAATTATCTTCCAGCACTTCTATTGTTGCGTTAATCTTGTCATTATAGTTATTATCAAATCTATCTTTTATAATATCGTAACCATCACCCTTAAAAGTGAACTTGTTTGTACTAGAAATCAAAAGCCCTGCAATATCGTCATCACGTTTTAGCCTGAGTTCAAACTTATCCCATCCGTTAGGATTGCTTACTTCGTTTCCCTCTAATATAAACTTATACTTATCCACCCCAGCTACGTCTTGAATTTGTATCTAAAGTCCTAATCATTAGTTTAGTAAGTCCGTTGCTCTCTTGCATGAGCCTGATTTGTTTCTTTTGGTTGTTCCACAAATGAACATCATCGTAAGGTGTTGCGTCTTTCTTGCTCATTGATTTCATCATTGGAAGCATATACTCTTGAAAAACATAGTTCTCAAACTTCTTGTCAATCATTGAATCTATTGCACCCTTGTATTTCTTTGATTGCTCTGGAGGTATTACCGACTCACTCTTTAATACTTTAGCGAAAATCTCACCATCTTTAAGTTCTGCTTTTTTACCCTCGTGAAATTCTGGGATTGGTTGAGAAGCCACTACTGCTGCCTGTGCTGCTCCCATTGTGCCGATAATAGCTGCTAAAGGTGTTCCCAAAAATCCAGTCTGTCCTAGTGTTTTCATAATCCCTAGAGCCGTATCTATTGCAATTTGAATTAAGGCTGCTGCTTTGTCTGCTTTGAATTGCTTTGTTAATATTTTAGCACGTTCCTTTTCTGCTTTTTCTTGTATCTCTTTCTTCTTCTTAGCCAGTTCTTCCTCTCCTAATCCCTGAGCTTCTAGTGCTTCTAAGGCTCTCTTTTCTTCATTATCTAAAGCAATTAATTTGTTCTCATTTGCTTGTCCTATAATTGCAGATAGTTGTCCCTCTACGTCACTCGTTATTGCAGCAATTTTATTAATTTGATCAACTCTTTTATTGAAATTTTCGTCTCTTATCCTTTTATTTTCATTTTCTACTTGTTTAACAAATTCATCAATGTCCATTTCCATTGATCTCATTTTATTTATAGCCGTTGCTCTGGCTGCTGCTTTCTTTGCAATATCTTCATCAGTTTCAACTTTTACTGCATCGTTTAACTTCTCCTGTGCTTTGGTAAGTTTGTCAGTTGCATCTTTTAATTTTGCTAACGTCTTCTCATCAAGATCACCAGCAAGAGCTTGGTCTAATAGTTCCTTTTTAAGTTTAGAAACTACCTTCTGCAATAATTCAAACTCTGTTGATACTTTCTTTGTTTCACCTTTTAAGATTTTTTGTATTTCTTTGATTCTTGCTTGATTTTTTGCTAGTTCTCTACTGCCTGGAATTAAAGCATTCTGTGCTTCTCTTAGTTCCTTTAATTCCTTTTTTAAATCTCCTATTGTTTTGGGTCTATTCTTTTCTAGTTCAGCAAGTTTTTTATCAAGTTCAATTTCTTCTTTTGTCTTTTCAATTTTCTCTTCCTGCTCTTCCTTTACTCGTTTTCTTGCTTCTGCTTCACGTTTTAATGTAAATCTATACAAACCTGATTGGTCTACTAAAGCTGCCAATTTCTCAAACCATGTAGCATCCAGTTCAATTATATCAGTCGTAGCTGTTACCATTCCAGTCAATTCATCAGTAACACCTTTTAAAACACCAGTTGAGCCACCAAAAGCTAACATTAAACCTTCCCAAGCATTATTTAATTCATCAAGTGAGCCATCTAGATTATCAGTATTAATTGCCATCTGCTCCATTGCATTGCCAGTATCATTCAGAGTACCATCTAACTCAAAATAAATATCCCTTTGTTTAATTAAAGTCAGTAATCCTGTTGCTCCTTCTTCACCTACTAACTTAGTAGCATCTTTAAGGGTTAGGTTTCTTTTTGCTAATTCAGTGATGGTCTTTCCTAGACCCACCATAGATGGATTAATACTATCGTCAGTTTGTGATGATAACTTACTTAAAACACCCCTCAAAGCTGTTCCTGCCCTTGCTCCCACGATAGCACCTTTGGCTAGTGCTTGGATTGCAGCGTTGGTAGTCTCAAAGCTAAGTCCTGCTGCAGCTGCAGCTGCTCCTGAATTAATCAATGCTTCGCTAGTAGCTGCGATAAAAGATGAACCCTTTTGTTGTGATGTGGCGAATATGTCGGTGAACTTTGCAGCATCATCTGCACTTACACCAAATTGATTCATAGCGCTTGTCAAGGCTGTAGCTGCCGAAGTAGCGTCAATCCCTGCTGCCTTAGATAATATTAAAGCTTGTTTAGTAACCTCTGCTAGTGCTTTGCTATTCTTTAAAAGTTCAGGCTGAGCCGAGCCTATCATTGTAAAGGCTTTTACTACTTCCGTTGCTGATGTCTTTGTGGCTTGTCCTACGTCCTTCGCTGCTTGTTTAAAGAACTCCATTTCTTTTGCTGTAGAGCCTGTAATACTTTGAAGCGTGGATAGTTCCTTTTCAAAGTTTTTAAGAGTGTTTATTGCTGAACTTACTACTTGCTGGATAGCGAATGCTCCTAGCATAGTTGCACCAAGAGCCATTGCTTTCTTTTTTAAACCGTCAAAACCAGACCCCATCTGCTTAGAGGTCTTTTTAAAAGATTCTGCGTTTTGCCGATCTACCTTACCGACCTTTTCAAGTTGGTCAATAGTCTTGTTTAGGTCTTTACTGTCTCCAGTAATCTTTATTACTACGGTTTCCAGAGCCATAACGAATGCTATATCTAAAAGTCATTTTCTGTAGTTTTCTGTCGGCTGTTTGCCCTGGTCTGCTCTAATAAAATATGATGGTCGTACCAGCTAAGTCTACTTAGTTCCTCGTATGTCATGCCGTTTGTTTTTGCTAGTATCATATTACTTGACATTCGTTCATCTCTTTTTAGTTGGACATTATGGAAGAAATGTTCCTCAAATGCTCCCTCGTTATCTCCTTGCCCACCTTCATATAAGTTGCTAAATCGTTGTCTGATATATCCACTGAGCCAATCAAATTTTTGAAAAGCGTTGCGAAAAAAAAAGCGTCACCTTGACTTTTAAACAGATCAATCTTTTCACGACCTACTAGATCGTCATACTCGTAAGGGCTTTCTTCCTTAGTAAAGTAAACAACCGAAGCTATCTTATAGATTATATCAGTTTCGTAGATCATTTCCAAGCGTTCTTTAAGTTGGTTGTTTAATGTGTTTACTTTAAAGATGTCTATTTTGTTACTGTTTAAAATCTTTTCTACGGCTTCCGTATGTTGAATAAGAAAGTCCCTGGTCGCTCTCATTGTTAGTTCGTTATAAAAGTCATTAACAGTTAAGGCTCTTTGACATTTGATCTTTGCTATGTCTTTAAATTGGTAGTAATTAACACCTTCAATAGAAAAGACTTTCTGGATAGCATCTTTTAACTCAGGCTTTCTTTCGGTCTTGCTTTTGAGCCAGTTAATTAACTTCATAAAAATAGTTTATTGTACTCAGTTTCAAGTTGGTGCTGATAGCCTCTGTTAATTATCTTGTTGCTTCTTTTGATCTCGTATTGTTCGCCTCTCTTACGTAAGATAATCTCTACACCTGGCATCGCTTGTTTCTTAAACCAACGCTTCCCACCTTCACAATCACAATGTTTGTACATCTGAAATCCTGTCTTAAGAAGAAAGTCTATCATTCACAAAAGAGTTAAGCCCAGACAATGCAAATATATAAATAATATAAATACAAAGATTAGTTAAATTGAAATCATTGAAAACCCAAAAGACCCATGAATGAATAGAAGCCATACAAACAACACAACCGAACAAAGGCTTTTTAAAACCATTAGGAGCGTTCCTAAGGTAGTATCTTAGCCACCATAGTACTTCCCTATCGTTAGGGTCTGCTTTGCCGTCTACGTCGTTATATTGAGTTGCCTTATAAAAGCCAAAAATATACAAACAGTTAAAAACTAAGAGTAGTATTATATTCATAGTCCTAAGTGTTTAAGTTCATCCCTCATAAAACTGTGAATTAAGTATCTAAAACAATCCAAAAGGTCTGACTGCTGTTCCATCTTTGATCTGTCCTCTTTAACTATCTTTAGTTTCTCAGGGTCATATTCTACATTCTTACAATCCCATATCGCTTGTTTGCAGTTTTCTTCATCAAAGACTATCTCTGCTCTGCTTAGTAAGGTATTGACCTCCATCCTAGAGATACGATGTAAAGGGTTTTTGCCTGGTAGTCTTATCTGTCCTTCAGTTAAAGATAGAACCTCTTTAATCTTTCTGTAATAGGTTAGTCCTTTTTGTATAGCTGATGCGTGTTCGCCTGTCTGGTCGCCTGTTATTATAAACAAAGCGTTTGGATATTTAATTAAAATTATCTTGCACATTTCTTCAATATCTATGTTATCAACGATTTCTTCAATGATATGAAGTTTGTTAAACTCTGGCTTCTGAGCGACAATGCAAGTCAAAGGTTCTCTGTTAAAGTCAAACGATAGATAAGTTTCTAAGTCTGATCGCCACGTTGTTTTCCCTATGTGTTCATGCGTAAAGTTAAAGCAGAAAGCCATAGCGTTCTGATCTAGACTTTCAGCCATGATCTCCTGCCTGAATTCATGATCATTCATTTGGGATTTCATTATCTCTAGCTCGTCCTTAGAGATGTAGGGATTTGTATATGTAGAGAGCGTCCATGAAGCCCAGTTGTCATACTTCTTAGGATAGTCTGTTAGCTGAGTAAAGAAAGTCTTTTTGCCTTTAGGAGTTGAAAGAATCCAGCAATCACCCTCATAGTCTGCTAGTGTTGGTCTTATAGCCTGTCCCCATGCTTCCTGAAAGTTTCTAGCCTTCTCTGCTTCGTCTATTATAGCACGTTTGTATTTACGTCCACGTCCTGAGTTGGGCTCTTCCATTGACCAAAAGTCTATACGTCCCCCACCTAGTACTTTAATAGATTTTAACTGTTCGTTCTTTGATTGTATTACTTCAAATAAGGTGTGCTTCATTTCATTCCAAATCTCTGCTAGGTCTTTGTAAGTTGGTGTCCAGTAGCCTATAGGATAGCCATCTAACATTGTTCTAATAGCTAAGACCTTAGCTAGTTCAGTCTTTCCCCACCTTCGTCCTATCCTTAGTACGTTAAAGCGTTTAGACTCGTTTAAAACTTCCTTCTGTGCCTTATGAAGCTTTATTAGGTGAATCTCTTTAACTGGCGTCATGGATTACCTTAATGGTCACCTCTCCACTGTCTGCTCCTGT